ATGCGAGTCCATCACAGGGGCTGCTATTCGTCAGGCTGTCTACGAAGAAGACTGGCCTGCCGGTGGTCGCTGTGGTGGTTATTTGGACATCGGGCAGGCGCACACGATCACCAGTGTCCAGCGTCTGGATGACGGCGCGCTCGTATCACTGGATGCATGTGTGCTGTTTCGCGGCACTCGGCAGTCCAGCCTGCGTATTCGTGGTGTTCAAGGTGTCCCGTTGCGCATCACTTATGAGGCAGGGGTGGACCTGCAGGCGTACCCCAGCGTCAAGCAATGGCTGCTGATGCAGGCTGCCACATTGTTTGCGCAGCGAGAAACCTTGGTGAATGGGCAGGTGACGGCAGTGCCTGCTTCTTTCATGGATAGCTTGCTGTCAGACATTGTTCTTCCACCGCGTTTTTAGGAGGTGTGATGTTGCAGTCAGGGAAATTGCGTGAGCGCATCACCATCGAGTGTCCACAGATTGCGCGTGATGGCAGTGGTGGCATGGTGGCAGGGTGGGGTGTTTTTGCTGAGCGTGTAGCTGCCAGTCGTCGTGACTTCTCAGGAGAGGAAAAGCCCGCTACGGCAGCCGCTGGTGGTGCCGTAGCCACTGCCAGAGTGGAGTTCACCACACATTGGCGGCCAGGTGTGGATGCCACGATGCGCGTGCGGCACGATGGCCAGTATTTCAATATCAGGCATGTCAACAACTTTGCCGGGCGGCGTCAGTCGCTGATTCTGACCTGCGACACGGGGGTGAATGATGGCTGAAGTGATGGGTGTGGCAGCGATGCGGCAGGCGTTTGATGGTCTGCAGCAGGATGTACGTACCAAGATCGCAAGGCGCATGGTGGTGGCTGGTGGTCGTGTGATCAAGGAGCAGGCGATTGCCAATGCCCGTGCGAATGGTTCTGTGCGTACTGGAGCGATGGTTGCCAACATCGCCATCAAGCGTGAAAGAAATGCACCAGATGGCACGGAGCAATATCACGTGGGTGTGCGTCATGGTCGAGAGCAGAGTCGCAAGGTGCGGCGTGCAGCAGCCAAGCGCCTTGTCAGCAGCCGTGGTCGTGTGCGTGTGGTGCGTGAAAACGACCCTTTCTACTGGCGTTGGGTGGAGCGTGGCCGTCGGGTAGTGCCGGGTGCTGCTCAAGGTGGAACGACGACTTTTACACAGCGGCTGCGTAATGGGAAAGTTGTGACGCGACAGCGCAAGTTTGCTGGCAACAGCATTCGTGCCCGTCGCCGTGCTGCAGGTGCTGGGCTGGTGGGTGCTAGACCTTTTCTGGAGCCAGCATTGCAAGAGCGCAGGCATGACGCATTGCAGGCCATGCAGCGAACAGCGGAGGCTGCGCTCAAGCGCTACGGATTGAAATGAGCACTGTACCGCCGACAACCATTCACCAGCTCTTGACGGCCGTACTCACAGGAGTACTGCCGAATGTCTGGCTGAAAGAGCTGCCGCCCAGGCCGGTATGGCCAGCTGCAGTATTTGATGTGGACTCGGCCCCTGAAGATGCCTGGTGCCAAGGGGCTGGTTATTACGAGCATGACGTGCAACTGGTTGTGCTTAGTCGCAGTGCGGCAGAGCTGGACCTGCTATTGCCAGCCAGTGGCGGTGGCGCATTTCGTGCGGCCCTTGAGCCATTGCTGCAATACAGCTTTGAGCAAGGGTGTAACGACGCCGACTATGAAGCAGACCCCCAGGTGTATTGCCGGGTTCTAGAGCTGCGCATGCGTACCCGTTCCTGATTTTCTACCTTTTCCCCTGAGAGATTCCCTATGAGCAATGGCAAGACCAAGGCTGGCAGCGCTGTGTCCACAGATTTGTCTACCGAGGTGGGTGTGCACACGTCTGCACTGCCTGATTCCAATGCAGCGCCTAGTGCTTCTACCCCCAGCGCAGGCTGTGCAGGCTGTGGTGGCTGTGCTGGCGGCTGTGACAAACCCGTGCTGTATCAGTCCAGCCCCTTGCGTGAGCGTGATGCGTTCAGTGGTGTGGCGGGCCGATACGTGCGTGATCCGGTCACTGGTGAGCGCCGTAAAGCTGAATAACACGACCTGTTTTTACCCTTAACGTAAGGATTTACTTCCATGGCCAAATCCATGAAAAAGATCTTGCTGTTGGCCAAGATCGAAGACGCGGTAGGCGTCGATGCCACCCCCACCGGACCAGCCAACGCCATTTTGGTGCGTGGTTTTACGCCTGAACCCATCACGGCAGACTCGGTACAGCGCAATTTGATTCGCCCCTACAAAGGCAATAGCGGCAGTCTCACCGCTGGGGAGCACCGAAAATTTGACTTTGAAGTGGAGTTGGCAGGCAGCGGCTCCGCTGGTGTTGCCCCTGCATGGGCACCGTTGCTTATGGCCTGCGGCTTCAGCGAGACCATTACGCAAGATACAAGTGTGGAATACAACTTGGTCAGCGGTGGTGAGCCTACGCTGACCCTGTACGGCTACCTGGATGGCACCCTATTCAAGATTACTGGTGCAAAAGGCTCGGTCAGCTTTGAGTTGAATGCCAAGCAGATTCCGGTGATGAAGTACAGCTTTATTGGCGCATATGTCCCGCCCAGCGAAGGTCAGATGCCAGCTGCTGTCGACTACAGCGCATTTAAGCAACCACGTACTGTGGGCAAGACCAATACCCCAACGTTCACGATGCATGGTCTGTCTGCGTGCACGTCGGCGTTCAGTATCAATCTGGCTAATGCTATCGCCTGGCGTGAGCTGATTAACTGTGCTGGCGCCGTAAGCCCGGATCGTCAGCCCACGGGCAATGTCACTATGGAATTCCCCAGTGTCACAACCAAGGACTGGACAGAGATCGTGCGCCTGGGTACCACTGGCGCAGCCCAGCTTGTCCACGGAGTAGATGCAGGGAACATCGTTGAACTGCAGGCGCCGAAGATTCAGTGCAAACCGTTCTCGCTACAGGATGATCAGGGCACTGCCATGATGAACCTGCCGTTTGATCTGCTGCCCGATGCCGGTGATGACGAGCTGGTCGTGATCGTGCGTTAGGGCCTGTGCGTAGGTAGATGTGGCGTATCCCTGTGCGCCAGTTTCGTTGATTGCAAATTTGAAACCAACACCGCCTTAGAGCGGTTTTTTTGTTTCTGAATAAAAGGAAAAAATACCATGGCCTTTAGCCTGACCCCTAGCGAAACCTTCAAGCAAGAAGTGAAGGCACAAGTTAAGACCGAGAGTGGAGCTTGGCGTGAGGAGAGTTTTGTCGGAATTTTTAAGCGTACCCATGAGGATGAGCGTGAGCGTCGGCTCAAGCTCAATAACGTGGAGCTGCTACGCGAAGTCATGGTGGGTTGGGATATGAAAGACCTCGCAACGCGCGAGGTCGTGGAGTTCAGCGAGGCAAACTTTGACGCCTTCTTGCAGCTGACGGGGCCTGTGCGCGAAGCCTGTGTTGCCTACTGGAACGGCAATGTAGGTAGCAAAACAAAAAACTGATTGAGGCGGCACGCTGGTGGGCGGGTGAGCGTGCGCCGCCTCACGACGCATGGGCGCCAGACACCACGGTGCTGGATGCCATGCGTGCCTTCGGTGCCCCGACCGAAGAGATAGCAGCGGTCGAAGCCGCACTGCAAGCGACAAAGCCTGTCCAGGAAGAGGTAGATGCTTTCGCCGTCTATCACGACAACTGGCTTACTACACAAACCTTTTTGCGCTGCTGCACACAGTGGCTGCGCGCAGGCATGGCTGGTGCTCGCTGTGGGCTCTGTTATGCCGGGGTAGATGTGGTGCTCAAGCACTTTGTGCCCCATAAAAAAAGGGTCGAGGTGCTGGATGGGTTGCAGGTCATGGAGCGTGCAGTGCTGGCTTTTGACGCTGAGTGTGCCGACAACGATTAAAGCAAGGGGAGTGCCATGTCTGCTTTGGGCTCACTGGTAGTCAAGCTGGCGCTGGAGTATGCGCAATTTTCTTCGGGTGCTGATGACGCTAAAAAGCGTGCAGATGAACTGGCGAAAAGTGTTCAGGGTTCCATGGACAACATGGCGGACACTGTTAAAGCCGCAGCAGCTGGTGTTGCTGGTGGCCTGGCTGCTGCTTTTACGCTGGGTGCTGTAGATCAGCTGCTCAAAGACGTAACGGCATCGCAGGCCGCACTCAAGGACCTGTCGTATATGGCAGGCATGACGGTCGAGCAGCTGAGCGGCTTGCAGTCCGTGGGGCGTTATGTGGGGCTGGGTGCGCAGGAGATTGCAGAGGCCAGCGTCAGCATGACCGATGCCTTGGCACAGGCGAAGGATGAGTCGGATGGTGTTGGCCAGGCGCTGGCTGCGATTGGCCTGAAGTTTGACGACTTTCGCCGCCTTCGCCCGGATGAGCAGTTTCAGGAGCTGGCGCGTGCGCTTTCCAACTATGAGGATGGTGCTGGCAAAGCCGCTGTGATGACCCAGATCATGGGGGAAGAGGGCGCCAAGCTATTACCTTTTCTGCGTAACTTGTCCAGTGCTGGGGAGTTGCAGGCCAAGGTGACTCAGGAGCAGGCAGATGCTGCTGCCGAGTACCAGGCCAATCTGATTGCAACGCAGGCCGCGTCTGACGCGTGGAAGCAGGAGATTGCAACCGGCATGGTGCCTGCTCTCAATCTTGCTGTTCGTGCGTTTGATGAGTTGATTGATGGGGCTGGTGGTTTGCGTGACCAGACGCAGACGCTGAGCGCTGATGGCAGTATCCAGCAGTGGACAGAAAGCGCGATTATTGGCCTGAGCTACGTTGCAGATGCTGCAGACGTGGCGTGGCGCGTGCTGGAGATGGTGGGCAAGAACCTTGGCGGGCTTGCGGCTGCCATTGTGCAAGCTGTACAGGGCGACTTTGATGGCGCCTGGAAGACGCTGCAGGCGAACGGCCAGGACATGATCGACGTGTGGGGTGATCCCACTATCGGTGCGCGCTTTCGCCAGAACATGGCGGATCTCAAGGCTGCAGCGGATAAAACCACTGGGTCTGTTCAGAAGCAGACGCTGGCCGTCAAAAATTACGGCGAAGAAGCCGCTGCCGCCGCTGAGCGCCAAAAGAAGCTAGAGAAAGCTGCGCAAGAGGCCCACAAGGCTATGCTGCGCGAGCTGGAGGCCGAGACGGCGGCTCGTGTGCGGGCCTATGAGCAAGAGCAGAAATCTGAGGAGGCTTTGCTGAAGTCTTACCAGACTGCGGCAGAGCGTGCAGAAGAAGCTTTGCGTTCAGCGCAGGATGAGGAAGCCGCTCATGCCCGCGCAGCCGCTCAGGGTATTACCTTGGCTGAGGCTATAGCGCAGATTGCTGTAGCCCGCGCTGAAGATGCATACCAGCAGGCCCTCAATCGTGGGGTGGATGCAGAGACATTGCTTGCACTTTATCGAGAGCTGGAGGCGCGTAAGCAGCTGGTGAACGTCATGCAGCAGCGTGGCGTGCGAGAAGCAAATGAGAAAGCTGGGGAGCAGCTGGCAAAAGATTGGGAACGTGTCAGTCAGACCATACGCGACACGCTGGCCGACTACATCATGGCTGGCGGCAAGGATGGTGCCCAGTACCTCAAGCGCCTGTTTGCCACGCTGGTGCTGCAGCCGGTGGTGCAAGGGGTAGTT